GGCACTTAAATTTGATTGAGCGATACGCTCGGAAAGGTGAAAATTATGGACAAATTGAGAGAGAAGGGAAGAATATGATTTTAGCGAAGAATGGCGATTATACATTGGAGCAATCAGATTGCACTGGTGAATATGCGGTACTCAAAAAAGTAAGATATCCAAGCGGAGAAGTGATGTTTCGGCAACAAATCAGTAAGTGGTATCGTTACCGTGGATGCGCAGCAATAGTTTACCGTCAATGTTGTGGGGGAGAAAAGAAATGAAAAGAAAAATAGCGGGCATAGTAATAGCATTATCCGCTATATTTAGCTTAGGCATTGTAGGTAGCGTAGAATGCGGAGCACCATTAAGCAAGATGTTCTGGCAAATTCCAATTTTAATCTGTTTGTATGTATCAACTAATATTTATTTGAGAGGGGGAAATAACAATGATTAACAGTTTTGAGCTGACTCCGAATGATAGACACAAGAGTTTTTACGGCAAGACAACAGTAATATCGGATGGCAGACATTATTGGCTTCGCTCCTATAACACTATTGTGATGAGATATGACAGCGACAGCAACACATTCCACCGTCTATGGTGGGGTTGGAGTGCCACAACTGCAAGACACGTCGACGCATTCCTCGCATACCTGCGCCATCACACAATTAGTAAGTCGGAATGGGAAACTATGCCTGTCGAAGAAGATAGAACAATGTGGGCGGCACTGTGAAAGGAGATAAGATAAATGAAAAAGTGGTATAATGTGGAACTAAATGAACGTGATGCGCTTGAGTTTAGGAAATATCTGTTAGACAATAACATTAAGTTTGAGACTTCTGGATGCTTTGAACTTGTACACTTTGAAGTATGGCTGGCTGAAGAAGAAGTGGAAAAAGTGGATAAAGTCATTGATAGAATATTTGGAGACATTATAAAGGAGGTTAAGTAAAATGACTGTGGTGGAAATTGAAGTAGTATTGCAGAAGCATTTGCTGTGGTTAGCTGGCGCCGCTGATGGGGAGAGAGCAAACTTGCATGGAGCAAACTTGTGTGAGGCAGACTTGCAGGGAGCAAACTTGTGTGAGGCAGACTTGTGTGAGGCAGACTTGTGTGGAGCAAACTTGTGTGGAGCAAACTTGTGTGGAGCAAACTTGTGTGGAGCAAACTTGTATTGGGCAGACTTGTGTGGAGCAAACTTGTGTGGAGCAAACTTGTGTGGGGTAAGATATAACTATTCCACGGCATCATTTAACCTGGTTTGTCCTGAGTCTGGGGCATATATCGCATATAAAAAAGTAGTAGGATTTGATGACATCCCCGTAATAGCTAAATTACAAATTCCAGAAGATGCACTACGTTCTTCCGCTACCACAAGGAAGTGTCGAGCCAGCAAAGCTATAGTGCTGTCATTGGAAAACATAGATGGTACACCGTATCTTGGAATAGCACACAGTAGATATGACTCAACATTTATTTATGCGGCGGGAGCGGAATTAGAAGTTAAAGATTTTGACTTAGATAGATGGAAAGAGTGCGCTGCTGGTATTCATCATTTTATCACGCGCCATGAAGCTGAAATGTGGGATGACTAAATAATAATAAGCCAGCGCCGGGAGAAATAAAAAAGAAAAAGAATACTAAACAACAAAGAGGGAGAAGCAATAATAAGCTTCTCCCATTTTTATACCTATCAGCGCGGGAGAATAAAGAAAAGAAAAATAATATTTTATATTCCATAAATATATTAAAATATAAATAAGTAGTATAAGAGATAAGTAAATAAGCAGTAATGGAAAGCTACACGGAACAAAAATTCTGTCATCTTTTCCCTCAATTAAAAAGGAAACCGTTTGGTTTCTATGTTGACTGATGACGAGACACATGTCAAGACACCCCCACCACTCAAGGATTAGCCGTCCACCACACACATACTGAAATTCACTTCAAAGCGCAATTCCAGCCCCACAAATGCCCTATTTTCAATGGTTTTTAGGCTTCCGTGCCCCACTTTTAGCGAATTAAAGTAAGCCAGCCAACCGCCGATTATGACGGAAGACTGGCTTTATCATATATTATATATGTATATTACATACAGTTTGGAACAATTCCTGGACTCCGTGCTTCGCCGGCAATACATTATATATATAATATGTATATATTATATAAGCAAAAAACACGTAATCCAGCACGTCAAGTTATATCACTTGACAGCAAAATGCACAAAAAACCGGCTTGTTTTTTGTGCGGAATTTAAACCAAAAATTAAAAATAATTGTTGACAAATGCGGCGCAATGCACTAGTATATAGCTGTGGTCTATCTCTAACCACAACTATATGAAAAAGAAAGTAGGTAAGAAAAAATGAAAAAAGTTAGTCCCCAAAATGCGCTTGAAATGGAAATTAAGCGCGGAATCCATAGCGCGGTATGGACTTATGCAGTCAATCATTCCGCTGACATGACCGCAGCTGAATTTATCACCATGATAACTCGTCTAGATAATGCTTATTTTTACGCACAAAAATTCCTGCGGGAATACATGGGGAAAACCACATGGTTAAGCGTGGAGCTCCCCGAGTATCGCAACGCCATGCATGATAAAATAGCAGGAGCGCGTCAAGAATATGAGCACGCCAGACAAACTGTTACCCAGATTTACACCGAGGACAGACATCGGGCAATACAGGAAGCGGAAAATAATTTGGAGTCGGCAAATAACGACTTTACCGCCGCTATTGCCTCTGGAGATAGAGATGAGATACTACGTACTGGGACAGATGTTTCCAACGCGGAAAAAGCACTTATTACTTGCAATAGTACGCCAGAAATTCCCACGGACAGTTACATCGCAGAAAAATTATCGGAAATGGGCGTTGCCCTGGATTATCCTCAGCATTATCTCGACGCGGTCAACCTAGTCTGTAATACATGGACGGATTGATGTATAATAATAACCCGGCTACATAGCCGGGTTATTTTTTTACCTATCATGATTACTATTTGTATACATTCTATTGCAATTTAATAACAATTTGTATATAGCCCTGAGAGGCTCAGGAATGCGTTCTAACGGCTTTTTATTTTAGATGATATTCTATACCACCATACCAGGGGGGCGGGTAGAGGGCGTTTCGGCTAACTATCTAAACATTTTTCCTAATTTTCTATATTGAGTCTCGCCAATTTTATTTTTCCTAAATTTTAGGTATTGATGGGCATCGGCTTTATGTGTTTTCAAGTTCTACTATATACTGTTTTACAATACTTTCTGTGACCATCATCACAAGGACAATCGCCAAATTCATCTTTATCTAATTCATCATTGTAACGACAATTATCACAATACGCATAGTTTAATCTGCTATAGATTATATCTTCTAATATCTTAGAATTTATTTTTTTCTTTCATTTTATCCGCCTTGTCAAAAAATATTTTTTCTAATTTTTGCTAATAGAAGGGCTTGGCTCTATATCTGTATATCGCACTTTAAGAATGTCACCAGTTGCGCCATACAATCTTTGCATAAATCATAAACAATAATGGTGGCTACATTATCATATAAATCTGTATTTACCAGCTTTATTGTATTTGGTTTACCGCTATCATACCTATCATAATACTTATTACATCTATCGCACTTTAATGCTTGCATAATAAAAATCTCTCTTTCTTTTTTATTCTCCAGCTAAATCTTCTTTAATATCTTTTTCGGTAAGTGGCATATTTAACCATGCTTTAAACCCGCAAGGCTCTTTACCTGTACGATACTTGCTATAATAACATTCATCGCAACTGTATATCCCATGGCAGTAAAATGTAATCAATTCTTCTTCATTCATTTCTTTTAGCCAATCAAAATGTGTTTTAGGAAAATATGGTTCAAGTAGTTCGATTTCGTGTTCTACCGCCCTATCATAGCTGTCATATTCTGCCATATCGCTTGTTTTATATTTAACTGCACAACTTACCAGCACTGTTCCATCATCTTCATATAGAGAATAATCTTTTTTGTAACTACAAATTCTTTCTTTTGCTTCTTCTTGTATAGTTTTCATGTTGTACTCTCCTCAACTTTCTTAATTATGTGAGCAAGTATCGCAGTGGCACACCAATTCACCATTTTCATCATTCATTTTCGTAACCCCTCACACAGTTATTATGGTTATCTTGTATTCTTGCCCTGCAAGTTGGTTTACAATTCTCTCTACACTTTTGACATAGACTTTATATTTTTTGTCATCTATAAGCATATCGCCAAAAGCACTACTACCATCAAATGTTATAGTCACTTTAGTTTTCATAAATTATACCTCAATAGCTGTCATAAAAATACACATAAGCGGTTCTGTCTGATTTTAGATATTCTATAAGCCAAGTAATATTTGCTATATCTTGTGCCAAGCTGGGTAACATTTCATCATATGACCATCTACAATCTGACCAAGCATCGCCACCATCTTTTATCAGCTTAATAAGTTTACGCTGGATATCTTTTAGTTCGGGAATAGATAACTCATATGTAACATCAACAGACTCGCCTATAACATCAATTATTTCAGCGCGAATGTTATGACACTTTCGCCAGTAACAGATTTCATAGGTGCGAACTTGTTCTAATACAGTAATCTCGTCAATATGTACCCAAGACGGCGGGTCTAAAGTTTTTCTTGTTCTCAGTGTAATGCCATTATCAAGTCCCATGATTTTTGCCCCTATTCTTAAATCTTTCATGGATAGATACTGCCCATCTGTATTCTCTTTCAGTAAAACCTATAAGCGTATCAGTCTTAACCCAATGGTCTACAAACTTATCGCCAAAGTATTCATCATCGACTATCACATAATTATCAATTTCTGGATGTGTATTTAAATATTCAGCAATTTCATCTTCTCGATTAGACAATAGCCTTGTTTTACCTGCAATCTCTACTGTGTTTCTTAGCCCACCATTTATTAGGCACTCTTTGTAATTATCATGCAATCGCCAAGAAGATGTTACTACAATCTTATAGTTATATTTTTGGCAAAATTCACTTACCCACTGCACAGCATTATAATTACTAACCTTATAGTCGGCGGTAAAATTAAAACTGTTATAGTAGTTGTCTGTAAGAATATTATAATGCCAAACCGGAGTATTTACTACACCATCATAATCGAGAAAAATTACATTCACACTAAACACCTCAAAGTTTAATATTATAGCCTTGACCTATTTGATATAATCTACTGCCTAAACCTTTAGCAAGGTTCTGTAATTCTGATTTAGTCATTTTTGATACTACTGTTTCTCTTTCTGCATCATTCATATCTGAAAAACATATTGCCTGATATTTACCCTCATGTAGTATTCTAAAATAATAGCCATCTAAATGTCTCTGTACACTCATTTCGGCTTTAGCCCCTTTTATTTATATATTATTTATTTATTATATAATGTATAGACCCCTTGACCTACGAACTCAGTTCGGGGGTGGTACGAACTCAGTTCATATGAACTCAGTTCGGGGGTGAACTCAGTTCGTAGGTCTTAGGCAATAAAAACACCACTATAATTTGGGTGGTGGGGGCAAATTATAGTGGCTGAGCCAGTCAAATATATCGCTCAGCTAAGTAGACCACCATACTTAATTGGCTCTTGTTTTTATGAGTATAGTATAGCATATTTAGTGCTATTTGTCAAGCATAAATTTAATAAATTTAGCACTTTTTGCTTTTATACAGCACTTGACAAATCCGGTTATTTATGCTATAATAATCTATATTTGGGGGTAAATATGCCAGAATTTAATATAAAATTAAGCGACCATTTCATACCGAAATATTTTGATTTGGTTGATGATGTTTTAGACCATCGTCATACACACTACAAATTATACGGGGGTCGTGGTAGCACCAAGTCATCTGCTATTAGTTTACTAATACCACTAATCATGCTGAACAATCCAAAAGTTCATGCTATTTGTTTTAGAAAAGTAGCTAATACCCTAAAGACTTCTGTATATGCACAATTAGAGTGGGCGATAGAAGAATTAGGTTGGCGAGAATATTTCAGATTTAGAACTAACCCAATGGATATAACATTCAAACCTACTGGTCAGAAAATATTATTCATGGGTTTGGATGACGCCGGTAAGATAAAATCTGTTAAAGTACCATTTGGTTACATTGGCATAACGTGGTGGGAAGAAGAAGACCAATATACAGGTGAAACAGAAATTCGTAAAGTCTTACAGTCTACTATGCGTGGCGGCGATAAGTTCTGGGACTTTAGGTCGTTTAACCCTCCTATTTCAGCAGCAAACTGGGCGAACAAAGATGTGTTATTAAATCGTGATGACACATTTGTTATGAAGTCTTGCTACTTAGATGTGCCTAAAGAATGGCTGGGTCAAGCATTTATAGACGAAGCTGAATATCTAAAAGAGATAAATCCTAAAGCCTACCAACACGAATATTTAGGCGATGCAATAGGCGATGGCGGTAATGTATTCGAGAATGTAAAAGCATACGTTATGCCTGATGAACTCATTAAAGAGTTCGATAGAATATACAATGGTATTGACTGGGGATATTTCCCTGACCCATTTGTTTTTGTTCGTATGCACTTTGATGTATCAAAACGTGATTTATATATCTTTGCAGAACATATAGCCTATAAGCAAACAAACAGAGCAGCGTTTGACCAAGTATACAATGAGCGTAAGTTAGCGAGTTTAGAAGAATTAGTTACTGCTGATAGTGCAGAACCGAAATCAATAGCAGACTTTAACGAATATGGCGCAAACTGTCGCCCCGCTGAAAAAGGAGCCGACAGTGTTACATATAGCATGAAGTGGCTCCAGGGATTAAATCACATTTACATTGACCCTAATAGATGCCCATTTACTCTTGAAGAATTTATAACTTATGAGTATGAGCGAGATAAAGATGGCAATGTTATTAGTGGTTATCCAGATATAGGTAATCACGCGGTCGATGGAGTCAGATATGCTCTAAACCGTCACTGGAAGCGCAGAGGTAATTAAACTAACCACTCTTGGCATTTGGTTAAAGTTGTGTATTAAAGGAATTTTGACATGTTTAATGACTATAAAATAATACAATGTCTCGATAATATGGATGAGGTCGTAGACTTTGTTCTGTCTAATGGCGGTGAAATGTATGCTGGCACAGTCACCAGCGGCGTCATACCTTCAACTATGGATTATTATTTAACTACACTTGATGGCGATGTGCAACTGCATTATGGTGACTACATAATCTGTAAATCAGCATTTGAGTTTGAAGTTCTAAGCGAAGCTGAATATGATGACATATATGGGGGTTTGGCAGATTGATTTCAGTATTGTATAATGGCACTGAGTATGTTGGTAGACTAATCTCAATTAACAGCATAGCGCGAGAGGTCTATACAGACGATGGCACAGCTATTAAGAATGAAGCATACAATGTTTTGCTAATAGATGCGTTTGGCGCAATGATAGGTCTTACGATAACTGATTTATCTGATATAATACCACTGTAACTGGGGGTAAATATGTTTACTCGACTTATTGAGATTGTAAGAGGGGTTGTACGAAGATTGTTAGGTAAAAGAGAATTACAAGACATAATAAACGTAGAAGCGGCGGTATCAGATAAGATGCGTGATGCAATCTCTCTCTGGAGTGATATGTATACTGGTCAAGCGCCGTGGGTAAAAGAGCCTACTTACGATAACCCTGAAAGGGTTGTATCTTTAGGCTTACCAGCTTTTATTGCAAGTGAGAAAGCAAGAATGGCAACGCTTGAAATGAAGTCTGTTGTTACTGACGGTAAATCTCCAGCAAGCGATAAAGACGATTTAACAACTCGTGCTGGCTACCTGAATAGTCAGTATAAGAAGTTGTTAAAACAAATCAGAAAGCAACTTGAATACGGTATAGCCCTTGGGGCATTAGTTATTAAACCTTACATTTATGTTGATAACTCTATTGAATTTAGTTTTACTACTGCTGATAACTTCTATCCTATCACATTTGACAGCACTGGTAAGCTGATTAGTGCCGCTTTCTTAGACAGCTTTACCGATGGTAAAATGGCTTACACTAAGGTTGAGCTGCACACCCTTGATGTTCAGAATAGAACAGTCACAGTGCTGAACACTGCTTATAAGTATGACCTCGGTAACAAATATAATAATCAGCGACTTAATTATTTAGGTCAAGAAGTGCCCCTCACTTCTATTCCTGTGTGGGCGCACATTGCTCCAGAAGTGACAATCAGTGGTGTTGATAGACTACTGTTCAGCTATTTTCGTATGCCAGAAGCAAATACTGTCGATAAGAATAGCCCTCTCGGTGTGAGCGCTTACAGTAGAGCAGTTAGCCTAATAAAAGATGCTGATATACAATACAGTCGTCTGCTCTGGGAATTTGAAGGCGGTCAAATGGCTATTGACATTGATGTACACGCTCTTAGAACTGAATTAACCCAAGATGGCAAAAAGGTAGAAGTAGCTAATAATTTCCAGCGTAGATTGTACCGTAAGGTTGACCTGAATGATGATGCTACCTACAGTGTATTTAATCCTGCTCTACGTGATATTAACTATGTCAATGGCTTAAATACAATCTTCATGCGAATTGAAGATGTTTGTGGCATTAGCCGTGGTGTTATCAGTGATATAACCAGAAGTGAAGCAAAGACCGCTACTGAAATGCTTATCTTAAAGCAGAGAAGTTTTGCAGCAAACAGAGATATTCAAACAGCTTTACAGTACGCACTTGAAGACGCTGTATATGTAATGAATGTCTACTGTGACCTGTATAATCTTGCTCCTGCTGGTGAATATCATGTGTCTTATGAGTGGGACGATAGTTTAATCACCTCGCCTGACGAGGAACTTGCCCGTAGACTTAGCTTGCTGTCGAGCGGCATTGACTCTAAGTTGAATATCAGAATGTGGTATTTCGGTGAAACTGAGGAACAGGCAAAAGTAGCCTTAGAGCGAGTTGACGAAGAAGCAGAAAGAAAAGCCGAATTAGCCGCTAAAGCGACTGGCTTACAAAATAAGAGCGATACCCAAAATAAAGATGAACGAGGTACTAAATGAACGAGTGGCAAGAGTTAGCAATAGCTTTAGAAGAGCAAGGATTAACCAATTCTGAGATTACTCAGGCGATTAGAGAACGTGGCATATTAGCCGATATACCTCGCCGTAAGGCTTATGACCGTGTTCGTAAGTATCTTACCCGGCGAAAGGCTAAAAAGCCGACAGAAGCCACTACAAAGCCTGTGGTGGTGCAAAATTATGAACCTATTGCCTATGATGCAAAGTGGTCGGGCGATAAAGTAATTAGATTTGCTTTAATAGGTGATACTCATATCAATAGTAAGTATACTCAGCTTACACACTTGCATAACTTTTATGAAGTTTGTAAGCGGGAGGGCATTGATACTGTATACCACACTGGCGATATAGATGATGGCGACCAGATGCGTGTTGGACACCAGTATGAGCTTTACAAAGTCGGTTCAGATGACCATGTGAACGAGATTGTTAGAGTATACCCTAAGATAGATGGTATTACTACTAAGTTTATTTGTGGCAATCACGATGCTTCCATCTACAAGCATTGTGGGCATGACATTGGTGTTCAAATAGCTGCGCAGAGAGACGATATGGTTTATCTCGGCAGAGATTGTTCAGTTATCAACCTCACACCTAACTGCACATTAGAACTTCGTCATCCTTGGGATGGTACAAGTTACGCTTTATCTTATAAGATGCAAAAGATAATTGACACTATGGATAGTTACAACAAGCCTAATATTCTTGCCGTAGGTCATTATCACAAGATGGAACAAATATACTACAAGAACGTGTTCGCATTTCAGACAGCTTGTTTTCAGTCTGCTACCCCCTTTACTGTTGGTAAGGGTTTAAGTGTATCTATGGGTGGTTGGATAATTGAGGTAACTGTTCACGATGACGGCACTATTGACAACTTAGTGGCTAAGTTCGTGCCATATAGTGATTTTATCAAAAACGACTATCTGAATTTTGTGAACACTTGACAAATCCAACATTTTGTGGTATAATATAATGAAGATAGTTTGAGAGAGTGCGTTATGATAAATAAATTACGATGTGACTGCGGAAAATGGTTAGCACGTCTCGATGACAATGGTGACATTTTCGTGTGGTGCAAAAATTGTAAAAAAGAAGTCAAACTGACACCAACTAAACCCGTTAGGCACAAAGATAACAAGTCGGAGGTAGTTGACAGTGAGTGAATGGGCTGTTGTCGGAGTAATAGTTGTTCTTGTAGGCTTGGTAGCAACCATAGTGAAGCCTATGATAACTTTAACTAAGACACTGACAGAATTGACCGTGCTTGTTCGTGAATGTCAGACTGCGGTCAATGAACTTACAGCCAAAAGTCATAAGACCCACGAAGATATTTATGACAAGCTTGATGCTCACGGTAATCAAATTCGTGACCATGAGTATCGGCTACAAACTATTGAAAAACAAGAGCAATCCCATAATTTATGAACATAAGTTAGCCTACTAATAAGGGCAAAACACAAGTCGATAGCATCAGACTAAAAACTGCTTAGTGTTATGGAGGAAAAATGACTAACGAATTTCTCAGAGGATTAAACCTTGATGAAGAAATCATTAAGCAAATTCAGGCAGAAGCGGGTAAAGACCGAACTGCGATGCAAAGGCAGATTGATACTTTAACTACTAATGTATCTGATTTGCAAGGTCAAATTACTGAGCGTGAAAATAATATTGCTAATATACAGCAACAATTAACCGAAGCGCAAGGTAGCAAAACTAAGATGAACGAATTACAGCAGAGTCTTACTAATCTGCAAAACCAGTATGAAGCCGATAAGACTTCTTGGCAACAGAAGATGAACACTCAGCAGTATGAGTTCCTCGCAAAAGAAACCATTGGCGGTATTAAATTTAGTAGTAATGCCGCAAGAGAGAACTTCTATCAAAAGCTGATAGAAAAGAATTTACCTGTTGAAAATCAAAAGTTATTAGGCTTTGACGATTATCTGAACGAGATAAAGACTCAAGACCCCGGAGCATTTGTGGTTGAGCAGTCACAAGAGCCTGACCATCCTATTTTTGCTGATGGCGGAGGTCAGAAACCACCTGATAGCGGTAATAAAAACTCCTTTAACTTTAATTTCACGGGTATAAGAAAACATGAATAAAATTTAAGGAGAAATCTATAATATGGCAACTTTAAACTATGCAGTTGATTATTCTCGTGAGCTTGACCAAGCATTTCCTTATGTGCTTAATTTCGGCGCTCTGTACGCGACCCCTAATAATGGTCGTTATCGTTGGGTAAATGCTAAGACCATTGAGATACCCCATATCACTACCACTGGTCGTGTGAATGCAGACCGTGACTCTATTGCAACTGCGTCTCGCAACTATGATAATAGCTGGCAGACCAAGACGCTCAAGAATGAGCGTAAATGGTCCACTCTGGTTCATCCCATGGACATTGACGAGACTAATATGACCACCACCATTGGTAATATCACTCGCGTGTTCAATGAGGAGCAGAAGTTCCCCGAAATGGATGCCTATCTTATCTCTAAGATTTATAATGAGTGGACTACCTCTGTTGATAGTGAGGGCTATGTCGGCAAGACTGCTGATACTACTGCTTTGACTGTTGATAACGTGCTGAATGTCTTTGACCAGCTTATGCTGAATATGGATAATGCGCGTGTGCCTGCAAATGGTCGTATTCTGTATGTGACCCATGAGATTAAGACCATGCTCAAGCAAGCCACTCAGATTACTCGTAACTTCGATGTTCAGACTGGCGCTGACCGCATTAACCGTGCCGTGTCTCGTCTTGACGAGGTTGAGGTCATTGGTGTTCCTGCTTCTCTGATGAAGACCGCCTATGACTTTACTACTGGCTTCAAGGTTGCTGGCGGTGCAAAGCAGATAAATATGCTGCTCATTCATCCCACTGCGGTTATCACCCCCGTGAAGTATACTTTCTCTCGTCTTGACGAACCCTCTGCTGGCTCTGAGGGCAAGTATGTGTACTACGAGGAGTCTTACGAGGATGTGTTCATTCTGAACAACAAGGCTGACGCTATTCAGTTTAATATCTCTGCTGAGTAATAGGTGATTAACCAATGGCTTTTGTAAAAAGAGCAAATGTTGTTCTTGAAGTGAAAGACGAAGATATTCAGATGTATATGAGCAAAGGCTATAGTGTTATTGACGAGAATGGCAATATGCTTAAAGAGTGTATGCCGACTGATATAAATGCTTTACAGCTTGCTTATATAGCTGACAAGAAAACTATCGCTTCTCTGCAAGAGCAAATAAAAGAACTTACTGCCCAATTAAAGGCAAGTAAGAAATCTAAGTAACTAATGAGGTGGCTTCATTGATGTATTTGACCTACGATGAATATGTAACAGAGTATGGTGGTACTATTGATGAAGCCACCTTTACGCAGTACGCTTTCAAAGCACAAAAGGCAATAGATAAAGTTACAGCTTGCCGTGTCGAGAAAATGAAAGAAGTTCCAGTCGCTGTAAAAATGTGTATGAATGAGTTGATAAAACTTGAAGTCATATACAATGCAAATGTGGCTACTGTCGTAGAGGGTACAGCAAACGGCGGTAATGGAAGTGGCAAGCTAATCAGCAGCTTCTCTAATGATGGCTATTCTGAAACTTATTCATCTGGACAGTCTGATGTGGGTTCTTACCTATTCGCTGTAAGAAAAGCCCTCGATAAGAACCAAGCAAAAATGATTGGCGATTATCTTGTGGGTGAATATGATGATTTTGGAGTGCCACTTTTATATAGAGGTGTTCGCTAATGCGATTATGTGATGATGTAATAACAGTTTATAACAGTTATACAGACCCACTAACTCGATACAAAGTTTATTTGCCGACTGTACTAAGAGGTGTCTCATGGTTTGGTAGTCTACAAGTGACTGTCGGTAATGATGGTTTACTTAGTGCCAGCCAGTATTCTATACGAATACCGTCTGATGCTGACTCGGAAGGTAAACAGTACGTTTCGCCTAAAGAATTTGCTGCAATACCTAATGACCAGATGCCTAATTATTGGACATTATCAGAAGGTGACAGCATAGTTCATGGGGCTGTAAACGATACTGGCACAGACGCAAAACCCGGAGCGCTTGAAGCTAAATATGACGAGGTAATAAATATAGTTGCCGTTACAGACAACAGACGTGTGACCAATGCGCCACACTGGAAAGTGGTGGGCAAGTGACAGAAATAAATACTCTTGAAAATCTCAGATTATGGTTTTTATCTTGCCCACTGGTAAACGCAATATTTAACTTTGGCGTAGATTATATAGGCACGAAAGCTACTGAATGCTCGATTTACTCTACCTCATCTAATCTTCGTTATATAGAAGATATAATGGGTAATATAACGTATACAAAGAGACAGACGTTGTACTTCTACTTTGATGTAAGATTTCCGTATGGTGATGATGCTGAACAGAATTTAATAAACTTACATTTCTTTGAGAATGTGCAACAATGGATGTATGAACAGAACGTCCTGAAGAACTTTCCAGAAATTGCCGAGGGCACTGTTGTTAGTATAATGCCAACTAAAACTGTAAGTGGCGTTACCGCTGATGCAGATAGCGCAGTTTACGAAATACAGTGTGCAATGAATTACGATAGGTTTGATTGACCATGGGCAAAGCTAATATAAAAGTCTCAAAAGGATTAAACTGGCTGATAAACCCTAAAGAAATAT